CTCCCGCCGTGTCGCGGTAAAGGTCTCCTGGCAGTCTGCCTTCCCTCGCGTTTCTGTCAATGCTGTCGCGCAGGCTGAAATAATCCCACACGCGGTCGCCGTATTTTTCTTCCAGCTGGTCGCGCCTTTCGTCGAAGCGCACCCATTCCGGCGGATCCGGCTCGACCTGCTCCCATGTGTCCATGTCGACTTTCCCGCGCGGCACCGTCGGCGCCATGGCGTTCAGTTCTTCCATGCTGCGCATAAACTCGGGATCGTTTGCCTTCATCTGCTCATACTGCTCGCGCAGCCGCGCGCCTTCGCGTCTGGTTTCGGCGTCCCTTCCGTCATATCCCTCTTCGAGCTTTCTGTTCCAGTATTTCAGATTCGCCCCGGGTGTGAAGCCCTCTCTTTGCTGAATGGCGTGCTGTACCTCATGAGTGAGGGAATTCAACAGCGCCTCCGGCCTGTTTTTCAGGTCGCGGCTCAGTTCAATACTGTCGAACCTGCGGTTATACCCGCCGTTCTGCCCTCGCTCAAGCGTCTGGAACGTTACATCCATATCTTTCATGTCCGGATAGGTGGCGAACAGCGCCGGCGCGTCCACCAGCTCGCCCAGCGTAGTGTAGTTGGGGATGGACTTTGCAGCCTCTTTCATTGTTTCCAATGTTAGCGCCCACTTCTCAAAATCGCCGCCAAACTCTCCGGTCAGCTTCTCGTATAGCGCCTCGTCGGCCTCGCCGCGCTCCGTGCTTCTCTGGTAGTCCGCAAGGTCTCTCCTCTGTTCGTCCGTCAGCTCACGGTTAGTCAGCCTAACCCATGCATGGGTTTTCTCCCGCAGCTCCGTGTCGTAGTCATATAACCCAGATTCAAAGCGCAGTTTCATGCCGCTGTCGTCGATCTCCCATCTCCACTTGCCGTCCGCGCCGCGGAACCAGCCGGTTTTCTGCCGAATCGTCTCGGCGTCAGCCCCGTTTTTCTCCATCTCTTTCGCCGTATTAAGCGCTGCTTTATCTGCATTCTCCGCTTTCTCGCCTGCATAGCTAAATTTTTCGCGTACCTGGCCCGTTCCGCTTGGCGGCGCGCGCGAGTTTTCCTGTGCAACGGTTTCGCTCTCCACCTTGATATGTGCAAGAAGAAACGCCGCCGCATCGCCGATCTCGCTGTCGGCGAAAATGTTCATATCGCCGAGGCTATCGCAAACCACCTCTTCCCAAATCTCCTGCGCCGTCATTTCGGTGCCGGCATAAGCATCTGCATACGCCGTGCAGAGGGAGTCGACCTCACCGCCGGTAAAGGTCTTATCGATGCGCGTGCGTACCTCGTTCAAATCGACTTCGCCCTTTGCGATCATATCATGTCCGGCCTCATGCCGCATGATCTGGTACGACGTAAATTCCGGATGATCCGCACGGATAAATACGCGGTCACCTGAAACGTAGCCGCGCACCTGGAACGTTTTCCCGCTCTTGTCACGGAACGTCAGATTATTCCCGGCAAAGAACGTCACGCGCAGACCGCGCTCTTTGGCAAGGTCCTTCGCCTTGCGCATTTCCGCCGTCTCGTTCTTCACAAGATAGACGCTGTCATTGAATGCGCCTCTGCCGATGCCGAAGCTCGCAGTGCTTACTTTTTCTCCATAATCGAGCGCAGCTGCTTCGCTGTCTGCGAAGTGTCTCCCTTTCTTCCGGCTCTGATCTCGTCCTGTGCTTTCTTCCACGCCTCGTACTTCTCTGCGGGGATTCGCACCGTTATCCCGTTTGCTGCCGTCGCGTAAATGTACCGCTTCTCCATGTTCGGCTCCTTCCTGCTGCGCGTATTCTGCGCGCAGCTCGTCCATTGTCACCTCTCCTGTCTCGAGGGCAAGGCGGTTGTCAGTTACATACTTGTCAAAGCCGGTCGCCTGCACCTCTGCGCCTGCGATCTGCTGCTTTGCTGCAATATAATCCGTGTTTGGGGCAACCGCCGTTCCGTCAACAGCAGTGTACCCATTCGTCAGCATGTCGTCAAGAACGATCTCGAGCGTTTTCGCCGCTTTGACGTTCTCCTGCCCGTTATCGTTGATGATGCGCTGCGCTGCATCAATGATTTGCGTGCGCGTCAGGCCCTCGTTCATCGCCTTGCGCATGGCGGGGGTCTCGAATATCTGATTGTTTCTCTGGTATCCGTTTGCCGTCCGCTGCCGCGCGCCCTTCTGCTGTCCGCGCGAAAGGCTTATATCAGCGATACCGGAGATCTGCTCTGCCGCCACGCTGTAATAACTGTGCAGCTCTGGGTGGTCGAACTGGAAAGCGTTCACGTTTCTGCCCGATACGTTTTCCTTTGTGCGGCTGTCGATGTGCTCGCCCGTTCCCGCTGCTGCCTTCGCGTCGTTCTGCCCTGCGACATAGCCTGCATAGGCCGTCTCATTCGTCGGGTTCGGGTTTGCCTTGCCCTCCACGCCCGCATTGTAGGCAGGGATAAAGTCCTTCACGTGCTCCGCCGTGTCCTTGCCCTCCTGGTACGAGCCGCGAATCGCCTTGCGCCCGCTCTCACCGATCATGCTGTCGTAGCGCGCAAAGAGCCGGTCAGCAATACCGTTCACGATCTCCGCGTCGCTGCGCGTCTCTGTCTGCGTCTTCGGCAGCTCGGCACGACTGTCATAATAGCGCCCACCTCGGTTGCCGATGGCCTCCACGCCACCGCCGAGCCCACCGAGGATGCCGCCGACGAGGAAGTCGTTCAGAATTTCCGATGCTTCCAGCTCGCTATAGCTCCCGCCGAGCGTCTTGCCGTTATAGATCATCTGCAAGGCAGGCTGAATGAGGTCTTCGATGGCCTCCTCGCCGCCCTCTTCAAGGAACGACAGCGCGATCTTGCCCGCCGCGCTGTTATTGAGCCCCGACATCGTGCGCTCGATGACGCCATCTAAGAAGCCCTTGCCGAACATTTTCTTGAACGGCGCTGCCGCGTTGCCGATCTTCTCGGTTGCCACGCTAAGTGCGCCGCTTGCAAAGCCATAGTTGACCTGCTGCTCGTGCGTTGCGCCCGCTCTGCGCGCCTCCTGCGCGCCACTGCCCACGCTACGAATGGCCATAGGGAAAAGCGCTGTTCCAAACATAAAGGGCGATAATGCAATGTCTTCTACCATTTGCGTGCCGGAAACACCCACATCAACGGCAATCTGCCCGACTTTGCCCAGCCCGCTTTTCGCCTTATTGATATCCTTTGCGCCGCTGTCTGCCAGCCTGTCGGCAGCCTTGTAGATTGCGCCAGCCGTGCGCTCGACCTCGCCGCCGATGCCGTAAGCCTGCTGATACGCGGCCCTACGCGCTTCCAGATTCGTGATGACGGTGCGTGCCGTTTCGCGCTCACTCTCGGTGCTGCTGGGGTCTGCCAGCACGTCGCGCTGCGCCTTGATATCCTGATCCCACAGCGCGATTTCCTTCTCTGCCTCGTCGCGGCGCTGCAAGCCGCTTCCGGTCTGCGCCAAACCGACGGCGTTCGTGAAACCCACGCCGTAGGTCTTCGTTGCGCCCTTGATCGTATTGCCGACGCGCTGCGCAACCGTCGGTGTCTTAACGTCCTGCACGTGCTGATTGAAGGCTTTTTCGCTCTGGTAGTTCTTCGCCTCTTGCTGCTGCAAAGCGCCCTTGCCGAGGCCCTGCGCAAGCGCATTCTGGTTCTTCGGCGTCACGACATTCTGCTGCACGGTCGGCTGCTGGCGGAACATCGGAGACGTTGCCTTCTTCTCCTGTGCCGTCATCTTTGGCGTAGAAACAGACCGATAATAAGTGTAAATCTGCTCCAGCTTGTCTTGCTTTACTCTCGCAGGCTTTTGCGCTGGTGTGTAAGAAGAGGGAACGGGGCGGCTGCTGATTGCAGCAGCCGCCCCACTTTTTTTCTGATACTCACGATATCCCTTGATAGAATCCAGCTTTTCCTTTTTGATCGGCATAATTTACCTCCGCTTATTCAAGCCATTCGTCCGGGTCATAGCCAAAGTGGCTGAACAGATATCGCGCCTCCGCATCCGTCAATTTCCCTTGATCTGCATACACTGCAATCGTATTTGCAATCGGCGTCTCGCCTTCCTTTGTCCTCTGTCCACGCATCTTTTCGAGGCTTGACATGATCCTTTGCGCGCTGCTGCTGAGTTCGCTTTCATCTATGCCATTTTCGCGCTTATCCAGCCAGTCTTCATAGCCGTCATACGCGCCGCTCGAAGAGGTAAAACCAAATTTTTTATAGTTGTTGGCAATATAGCTCTTCGGATAGCCGGACTGATATGCCGCTTCAAACAAGCCATCATAGTCCGCCTCTCTCGGCGGAGCCGTCACGTTGTTGGAGCGTCTTGTGCCGCTTGCCTTCCCCGCCGCTTCCTGCGCGGCCTGCTGCAATTTATATTGCCATTCCGCATTATAGCGTGCGTCCTCGATGGCGTCGCGTTCCTTCTGGTAGTTATAGTTGAGTTTGTCCTGCTGCTTCTGATACGCCAGCGCATCCGCCGTCTGCTGGTCGCCCACCTGATCGCGCGCGAGCTGATAGAGGTAATTGCGGTCAGCAAGCCAGCGGTTGTAGTTGTTGTCCTCAAGGCCGATGAGCGTATTCAGGTCGGCGCGGTCGCCGCTCAATTTATCCTGATACATGCTATAGGCAAGCTGCTGAAGCTCGGGGATTTTGTCCGTCATCTGGCTCATCTGGTAGTCGCTCGCCTGTTGGCTCGCTGCCACCGCCGCCGTGGACGGCATCCCGCCCGTCATCACTGCCGTCTTGCCGAGCACATCCTCCGCGCTGCGGTCTGCCTCGCGCGTGTACTGCTTGCGATACTGCTGATAGAGCGGGTCGCTCGCCGCGTCGTAGGAAAACGGCGTGCGATTCAGCAGCGCGTCGAGTTTTGCGCTGATCTGTCCGCTCTGATCGTAGTTGTAGTTGCTGTCGCCCAGCTTATCGAGCCAGCTCGTGTCAGCCTTTGCAGGGCTCGCGCCCGTGCCGAGTTTGATGTACTCGCTGCCGTCCACGCCGCCGGAATAGTCGTACTTCGCGCGAATTTTCTCCGCCGCGTCGTGCGCCGCCTGCTGGCCCGCCTTGTCTCCCTCGGCATATGCCTTGTTGTAGGCCTCGGTATACTGCCGGATGAGATCAAGGTCTCCCGAATCGTTGATGAGCGTCAGGTCTGTATTCTTGTGTTTGAAATTATCTGCCATTGTCCCCTCACTTTCTGCCGCCCGTCACGTATTCGTACTCGAGCGCATAGAGCCGGTATTCTCCTGTGGCTTTGATTTTTAATCTAAAGTGGTCGCAGCGGCGGATCGGGCAGTTGAGCGTGAAAACGTCTTTCTCCTGCGCCCCGCAGCGGTCGACCTCTTCCCACGCACCGCCGTCGAACTTGACAAGGAACACGACCGTTGAACCCTTTTCGCATTCCAGCCGCGCCCGCACGCGCTGCACGTGCTTTGCGTCGAACGAGCCGCCGTCATAGTCAGCAAACTCCGCCTCGCTAATAACAGCTCCCTCGCGTGTTGCGCCGGTCGGGATATCTGCCGGGTTCCCAAGCAGCACGCACCCACCATCCACTAAGGCCATGATACCGCCCGAATAGGCCATTTGCACCACGGCAAGCGTATCTTCCTTATGCCACACGCCGTTCTCGCTGCTGTAGCAGTACAACGCCGCCTTGCCATCCTCTTTCAGGCTCACGTAGTAGTTGAGGCCGTCGCTTCCTCCCACCGCATCAGAGAGGCGCACATCGTCGCCCAGCGTGTGGGAGATGCAGCGCGGCATGCCGCCGCTGTACGCCATGATACCGACCTTCGAGAGGTAATAGAGCGTTTCACCCGCCACGGCGAAGCTCTTGTGGCTGCCCTTCATCACGCCGAGCACCGCACTCGACATGAGCTGGAAGTTTGTCGGAATCGTGCCGTACATCTTGAAGATTTTGTCTTCTTTGAAAAAGCACGGGTAACCAAGGTAGCTCACGCACGCCGTGAACGCTCCCGCCGTGCCGCTCTCCACGCTGAACGCATCCGTGGATAGTCCGTCAAACACATTCCAGTTGTACGGATCGCCGAGCTTTGAAGCAAAGATGCTGTCGCCCTTGCAGCCCCACACGCGGTTTTCGTTCGTGCAGACAAAGTCCATATCGGGGGCGCTGCGCTTGAGCGTGACTGTTCCGGGCTCCGTGATGCTTTCCTGCCCGTCGGGCAGGCGGAAGGTGTTTTCATAAAAGCGCAGCGTCTTTTTGTCTTCGCTGATCTCGCGGATGATGGGTGTGCGGTTGTTGTAGGTCTCCTTTGTGCAGCCCGAGATCGTCACGGCGTCGCCCACGTTGAACGGGAACGCCGCGCCGGTCGTCGTGATGCTGTTTGCCGCCGCCTTTTCGTCGGCATACGTGCCATTCCCGAATTTCAGCCCCGCCGCGGCGTAGCTCGCCTCCATCGGCTTGATCGTCCCGTCCTTCTCGCATACCAGCTTGTCCGGGAAGATGAGCACGCGCTCGCCCAGTGCACAGAAAGTCTTTTCGCTATCTGCGACCGTCGTTTTCTCTTCGCCGTTGATGTAGAGCTTCGTTCCGTATACCTCGTAGAGCTTGCCCGCACTGAAAATGCCGTTTGCCGTCCCCATATCCTTGCGGACGGTATAGCGCCGTGCACGAGGAGCAAGGAGCGGGAAGTATCGCGCCGACAGGTTTTTCATGTCGTAGAGCTCGCCGCCCGCCGCGCCGAAGGTGTGGTTGATCCCGCCGAATTTCTCCTGCTGCACGCGCCGGTTCGTATATGCCGTGATCTCAGGCAGTCTCATCTGGGCCCTCGCTTTCTTTCTTCTCCGGTGCTTCCGTGCCGTCGCATATCATTGCGATATTGCGAAGCGACTGGCGCACCGCTGCCACCACATCGACGGCATCGCCGTTGACGTTCAAAATGCCGATCAGGCGCATCGCGTGCGCTGCTTCCTGCTTGATCTTCTCATTCATGCTGATTCCTCCAATCGTTTCAACCGTTCTTCCTGCTCGCGTACCTTCGCCCACAGGATCGGAATGAATTCGCTGTACCGCAGGAAATACGTTTCGCTGCCGTCCTCGCGTTTGGCAGCTGCCCAGCCCGCGAATTCCTTCGATTCAATGCCGCACGCGCGCATGGCGTCCTCTACCTCCTGCGCAATGAATCCGGTGTGGAAGCGCCCGCTCGTGCCGCTGTTGAGCTTGTAGCGCTTCGGCTCGACGAGCTCAAACATGCGCACGTACTTCTCCGGCAGCGCCTCAATGCTGTTCTTGATGTTTCGGTCGGACCCGTTCAGCTCGTTCGTGCTGCAATAAATTGCGCTCCAAACAAAATTTGGTGCGCCAAGATTGTACCGGTTATCTGCATTCGGGGCGAAATCGCCGCGGCAATCAATGAAGTCGTAGTCGAAATTGAGCGCTGATCTTCCGTTATTCCCTGACAGATACAGGTTTCCGCTCGTCGCGTTCAACTCCATGGCCTTGCTCTCGAGCGTCATTTTGTAGTCCGCCGTGCTGGCGTACTCCGTGGAGATATACCCGCAGCGCCGTCCCGCATCATTGCGCACGGTGATCCTATCCCCTTCAATCTCCGTCGCCGTCAGCGTGCCATAGATGTTCACCGCGTCCACGTAGAGGTCGATGGATCCCGTGCTCGCAATCTGTGCACCGTTGTAATTGAGCTTGAAGATCGTGCCGTTCTCGCCGCTCGTTACGGCCAGCGTGAAGCCCTGGGCGCTCTGGTCAAAAATGCTCTGCGCCTGCGTCGCATCGATCTTGGTTCTCACCGTCGCGCGGATGCCGTTCACGTCCGCCTTGATGTTTGTGATCGCGCCGTCGAGGTTTGAAACGCTTGCCTGCAAGCCCTTTGCCGTTGTGTCAAGCTGTGTAATGTTCCCCTCGGCGTCGCTAAGTCGAGCATCTAATCCTTTCGCTGTAATGGAAATTTCATTTACATTCTTGTCCGTATCCTCGATCTTGGCGTAGATCGGCTCGGAAATATTCTTGATAAACTCGCTCAGTGCATTCTGATTGATGTTGCTCCCGTCCAGATTGAAGAGCGTATACCGAAGCTGTTCCAGAAGCACGAAAAGGTAGTCATAGACCCCGTTGATCTGCTCCTGCGTGTCTTTGCCTTCACCGTTCGGGAAGGTCGTCTCCACCAGCTGAAATGTCGTCGGCACTTGTCATCACACCTTCCAGTTGCCCTTGCTTTCTTTGCGGTTTTCGCGCCGCCACCACGCCATAGCATCGGCCACCGCCTCGTTGGCAATGGCATGGTCATTGGCATATAGCGCGCTGTCCTGATTGTAGGCGTCGAGCTGCGCTGCCAAATACAGGTGGTAGCACTCGTTGTGCCCGTCCGGCAGCAGCAATTCCATGTCCTCGACGCTCGCGGTGTCATCCTCCACGTTCACCTTGAGGGTGGGGGCTTCCGCCCCCATCATCTCAGCGATTCGGTGCTCAAGCACCATAAGGATTTCCGCCTTGCGCGGCGTGCTCAATTTGTTAGGCCGCAGCGCGTCCGCGTCGCGGATCGCTTTCAGCATTTTCATACATTAGACCTCCGTGAAATACTGCCCCACAAGCTCATGCGGCAGATACTGCAAGACGATCTTGCCGCCCGCGGCCTCTCCGATACGCTCGCACTTGTACACCTTGCCGTCCTCGCCGTCGAGGTAATACTTGCCGTACTCGTATTCCATGCCGCGCGCTGCGGGAATGGGGTCGTCCTGCGTGCCCGCATGGGCGGCGTCGATGACCGCCCAGAGGTTCGGCGTCTTGTCCGGCGTCCAGTCGGCCTGCGAGGTGTGCGCCTGACGGCACTTGTACACCTTGCCGCCGTAGCTTCTGCGGTCGCCCTCGGCGTAATCCACGGGGTACGTCCATGCTGTGATGAGTTCCGGCACGCTCGCCGCCTCGCCGTCGCTCAGGCTGACCGCTGCCTGCTCGATGATGGGCCGCAGCTTCACCGCGCGGGCGTATGTGACCGGCTCACCCGCAAGGGCGGTGACGGTCGCTTTGGCGCTTTCGGTTTCCGTGGGCTTGCCCATCTTGATAGATACCGTGCCGTCGCGGTGGTCGGTGATGGCCCCGCTCAGGCTGTAGGCGCTGTTGTCCCACTCGTTGACGACCTCTTTGGTCTCGCCCGTTGGATTGCCGTCGTTGTCCAGCTTGTCCACCGTCTCGCGCAGCACGATGCTCCACGGCGTGTTGTCGGGCAGCAGCGCCGCGACCTCGGCGGTGGTCATTGTGAGCGCAATGCTCTTGGTGTCACGGTCGCCCCACGAGCGGTCTTTGGGGTTGCCGTTGATCTCTGCGGGGTATTCAGTGTTGTTGACTTTGATGTAAATTGCCATAAATAATCAGTCCTTTCTTTAGAAGCAGAAGGCGAAGGACACGCCAAACACGCCGCTCGAGCCGCCGTAGGTGGCGTCGCCGCCGCTGTCGACAATGCAGAAACTCGTGGGGCGGCTGCCACGCGGAGAGCGCTCCCACCAGAGGCCCGCGCTGCCGTTGAACTTCTTCACCTTGCTGTTGCCCGCCTTGTAGTAGTCGTACTGCGCGCCCTCGCCGCTCTCGGAATATCTGACGCTGCCGAAAATCTCGATCTCGCTCAGCAGAAACAGCTTGTCCGCCGTGGTGTTGATGTTGGGACTCTGACTGCCCGCCGAGGTCAGCTTATTCACCTCCCGGATGCCGTTCTGTACCTCCGTTGGCATCAGCGCCAGAATGGCAGGCAGGTGTGTGCTTCGCATGGCGCAGCTCGTCCAGCCGCCGCTGTTGGTGTTGGAGCTGTTCATGTTCTTGTACTTGCCGTAGCAGTCATGCAGCTGGAAGGTCAGCGGAGCCTTGCCCGAGCCGTCTGAATAGTCATCGTGGTTCTTACCGATGATGTCGATTAGATAGTCCACGCCGCCAATGGCCATGGTTTTCTGGTCTGCTACCTTCCACGTTTCCGGCACTTCGTTGTTGTGACACGCAGCGATGATTTGCTCCCACGTGTTGTTGGCAAATACGGGGTCGTAGCTCGGCTTAAACGTGATGTCATACCCCGTCCCGCCGATAAGCGTCCTGCCCTTGAGGATGTTGTACACCGTGCCGTTGATCATGCACTTTCCGCCCTTCACGGTGTAGGCCGTGCCGTTGATGAGAGTTTTGTGTGCGGTGAGGTCAATGGGCGGCTTGATGTTTCCACCATCGTCCACAATGGCGTCGGAGGGGAGAACCAAAGCGGGGCGGATACCGTACGAGCCGGATGCGCTGCCGCTGTCGCAGTCGCCACCAGTGTCGACGCGCCACACGCCGCTGGTATTGCGGGTGAGCGGGGAGCGAAGCCACCAGTAAGCAGCCGAACCGTTCAGTTTCGCAATACGCTTGTTCATCGCAGACGAACCGGTTCCGGCCTCGAAGTAGGACAGCTTCGTACCGTTTACCGGGAAGAAGGGGAAGTCGCTGTTCGTGCAGCCAATCTCGTAGCCAGACAGCAGGAACACCTTGCAGGACAGACCGTTCGCGCCGCTCTGGTCGGAGCCGCCATTGCCGCCGTTCTTGCGATACGGAATCTTGACTTGCTTAATAATGCCTTGAATATTGCTGTCGAATCGGCTGAAGAACGGCCCGTTGAGATAGGTGTTGACCGTGCTGGTTTCATAAATGTTGTAGTCGGAACTGTTCCACTGCCTATTCTCGTAGATATCCTTCATCAGCAGCCAAGTGCCGTTGCAGGATTCGTCGTACATGCTGCTCGGCTTGCCCTGATGGACAACCAAGAATTCCTTCCGCACACCGCCGACGTTGAGGTACACAGACGAGCCGACCGCCAGTGTGCCGATTGCTTTGTTCGCCATGTTGCCCTCCTTAGCCGTACAGCCAGTTGATGGCGTAGTTCTCGGTCGGCGTGGTCTCGGTTGCAACAAGCGTCTGCTTGACGATGTTGCCGGATGCGATGTAGTCACTGCCGCGCGTTGCCGCCACCAGCCCGCCCGAGCCGTTGCCCTTGAGGATGGCGGTGGTGGAGGGGATATTGACGGGGCCTGCGGGGCCCTGCGGGCCGGTCGCACCGGTCTCGCCTTTCTCGCCCTGCTCGCCCTTTTCGCCCTGGTCTCCCTTGGGGCCTTTGATGTTGACCGTCGCGGGATTCGCAAGCCCGCCGTCGTTCGACCAGCTCAGGTCTCCCGCCGCGGACACAGCAGGGGTAAAGGTCGCGCCCTTTGCGCCGTCCGCGCCCTTCGCGCCATCCGCGCCGGCAGGGCCTCGCGGACCCGTCAGGCCTTGCGGACCGATTTCGCCTTGCGGACCAGTCTTGCCCTGCGGGCCCTGCTCTCCCTGCGGTCCCCTTGGCCCCTCTGGGCCGGTATCTCCCTTCGCGCCGTCAGCACCGGCAGGCCCCCGTGCGCCCGTGTCGCCCTTCGGGCCCTTGAGGTTCACGGTCTGCGGATTCGCCTTGCCGCCGTCGTTCGTCCACGACAGGTCGCCGTCGTCGCTCATGCTCGGCGTGAACGTCACGCCGTCCTTGCCGGCGGCACCGTCTGCGCCTTTCGCACCATCCTTGCCCGGGGCTCCATCCGCACCGGCAGGGCCTTGAGGGCCGGTCTCGCCGGGATCGCCTTTCGGACCCTGCGGACCCTCGGGCCCCGTGTCACCCTTCGCGCCCTGCAAGGGGCCGTTGTTGATGAACTCGCCGGTAATGCCGTCGAAAATGTAGATGTCGTAGGGCTCTGCCGTGCCAACGCCGTAAGCATCGCCCGCCGCTGCGGTCGCTTTCTTGGCCGCGTCCAGCGCCGCCTTGCTCGCGTAGTAGCCCAGCACGCGGAAGCCGCTGCCGGTCTCCCCCTTGGGGCCTGCTGGGCCCTGCTCGCCTTGCGGGCCGGTCTGTCCCTGCGGGCCCTGTTCGCCCTGCGGGCCGCGCGGACCTTCGGGGCCGGTCGGTCCGGTCGCGCCGGTGTCACCTTTCTCTCCTTGGGGGCCGGTATCGCCCTTGTCGCCTTTCAGCGCGGCAAGCTGCGCCGCCGTAAAGTCGGAATAGGTAAAGGCATCGCCCTTGTCTCCCTTTGCGCCCTGTGGGCCAGCGGGGCCGGTCTCGCCTTGAATGCCCTGCTCCCCCTGCGGGCCGCGCGCGCCGGTCTCACCTTTGGGGCCCTGCGGCCCCGTCGCGCCGGTTGCGCCGGTATCTCCCTTGGGGCCCTGTGCGCCGGTTGCGCCCGTGTCGCCCTTGGGGCCGGTTGCGCCGGTATCACCCTTCGGGCCCTGCTCGCCGGTATCACCCTTCGGGCCAACTTCTCCCTGCGGGCCCGTCGCAGGAACGCCGGTATCGGCAAAGGCTCCCGCCGCCGCATCCCACTTGAACCAGTTGCCCGTGGTCTCGTCGACGTATGGCATCTTGGATACCGCCGTCTCCGCATCCGCCGCCGCCTGCAAAACCTCATCGACCCAGCTTTGATAGGCCGGAGGCGGTGTCTCGCCGCTGTCTTCCAGCGTTTCGCGCACGCGTGTTTTATATATCTGGCTCTTCACAATGGTATCGCCCACGGTATAGCGCAGCTCTGCCGCGCCCTCACCGGCCACCGCCGTATCAACACTCGATACCCGCCACACGAGCGCGCCGTCCTCTTCTGTCACCGTCACGGGATACGGCTGCGCATCGCCGTTTCGCTGCACGATCAGGCTCGCCACGCCCTCGCCATAGCCCTCGCGCCACTTTTCCAGCACGTTAAAGACGACCTTGCGTGCCTGATTCTCCCCCCTGCGCCCGAGCTTGATCTCTTCGAGCGCGTAAGCATTTTCAATAACCATGTTGTCACCTCTCTTATGGAAAACGGCGCAGCAAGAGCGACTTTTTCGTCCCTTGCTGCGCCGTGTCGCAACTCATTTTTCGTGTCTCGCGGTCGTATTCACTTACGCGTTGTGGGCCTTCGCGCTCTCAACGTAGTCGCTGCTCATCGTCTGGATGAGATTTGCGGTCGACGCGTCCTGTCTCATCTGGTTCTGGATGGCCCACAGGAACTTTCTCTTGACCTGCACGGTCACGCCGCGCTGGATCAGGCAGCTTTCGCCGTTCACGCACACCAGCAGGTCATCCTTATACTTGCCGCTGTCCTTGAACAGGCGGACGCTGACGTACTCCTCGCCCGCGGGGGCGGCGTTCACAGCCGCAACGGCGTTCTTTGCTTCGCTCATCGGTCTTTCCTCCGTTTCAGTGTCGGGGGCGGCGTTCACAGCCGTCCCCTTGGTGGTTAGGTCAGCGGGGTCTCATCGAACGTGGAAGTCGTTTCCACGCGAATCATATACGCCTCAACCAGACGTTCGGCGACCTTGGTTGCCTTCCAGCCGACAGTTGCACGCTGGTTCAGCGGGTCAGCCGTACCGGCAGAGCCGAGCGGCTTAACGATGTGCTCAAGACCGCCGCCGGTCAGCTCGGTCGTACCGTAAGCCTCCGCGCCCATGATGAGGGTGGAGTAAACGTTGCGGCCCTTCGCACCGGCTTCGCCCGGATAGATGGCGGTCGACGCCGTCGGGGTGGCAGCAGGTGCTTCTTTCAGCGTGATCGTTGCGCTGCCAGCAGCCGCAGCCGAGGCGCTCTCGATCTCAAGGAGCGCACCACCGATGACGACTTCACGGCCAGCCAGCTTTGCGGCGTCGGCAGTGGTGATGGCCTCGTTTACGGTCACGACCTTGCCGGATGCGCTCTTGACGGTCAGGTCGCGTGTGCCCTCGGTCAGATCGTCCGCGTGGAACACCTTCGCTTCGGTCGTCTCGATGAAGCGGACGCCAGCGATCTTGCCGATCTCGTCGTCGTAGATGTTGCTGGTGTCCTTGTACTCGTGCGGGCGCTTCCAGTCAGGGTCATCCTGAATGTCGTAGGAACAGTCAGGGTGAATGATGGCCCAGTAGGAGCCCTCATAGCGCGGAGCGTTCATGGTTTTCAGGAAGCGAACCGCCTTGCGGACGGCGCGAACCGTGAAATAGTGGTTGCCCGTGGCCTCGCCGCCAACGAGCAGATGGCGGCCCGTCACCTGACCTTCGCCGTACTGGACGTTAGAGCCGCCGTTGATGACCTCGCGAGTGATGGTGTCGAGCGTGCGGCCCGCCTGAGAGCCGAGCAGCACCGTCGCTTCCTGCAGGTTGTTGTCGATGGCGGTCAGGTCGAGAATATCGGAAATCTCGACGAAGTCGCCGTACTGGTCGACCTGCGCGGTCAGCGTGGTCATGGACAGCTTGCGGCCCTTGGGGGTCACGCCTTCGGTGATGGGCGTGAGCGCCTTAGGCAGCGGATCATACTTGCGGAACTCGATCTCCTTGCCCTTGCCCTTGGGGATGTTTCGCTTCTGCGCGAAGCGGTCATGCACCAGCTCGGGTTCGGCGTTGTCGATCAGGGTATCGCAGTAGTAGGTCTTCATCTCGCCCGAGAGACCGGCATCGGTCGTCACGTTCGTCTGGCCCTCAAACAGGCTCAGAATGACGGGCAGAATGAAAATGTCTTTGAACTTCTTCATAGAGTTTTGTCTCCCTTCTTGCAGTCGGTAAATTTAGGCGGGCATCAGAATACGATGCGCTCGCCGCGCCGAACGCGCCTTGCGATCTCTGCGCGGTCGGCCTTCGTGAATTTGCTCGGGTCACTCTTGACAATGACCCCCGGCTGGGAAGTGGTTCCATTCTCGTTTGGGCGCATTCCTTTCGCGCGGACGTTGTCCATCACGCGCTTTTCCATCTCCGCCGCAGCTTTCGCCGCGCTACGAGCCTGAATGTCGCCTAAATGGGATACCTCGTAAGCGTCTTTTACAGGAACGCCAGCGCGCAGCATCGCAATGAAGCGCGGATTCTCCGCGACTTCGCGCTTGAGGTCGAAGTCAGGGTACTCGCCCGGCGCGTCCGCCGTGCCGACCAGCTCGCTCGCCTGACGAATCCAGTCGTTATAAGTCTCGTCGGCTTTCTGCTGGCGCTGTCTGTCTTCTTCTTGGCGTTTGAGCGCTTCGTTTTCCTGCTGCATCCGCGCATACTCGCGGTACTGTTCCACGCTCATGCCCATACTCTCCGCTTCCGCGTTGTAGAGCACGCTGTTGAGCGCCGCATCGCCCTCAAAAGCCGCACGAAGCTTACTCATATCGCCGTCCGACACGCCATAATGGCGCATCAGTGTGTCGATAATGGGCTGCGAATCGGCGATTTTCTGGTCTTTGGCCTTCTCTTCACCGAATCTGCGGTTGATGATGCGCTGCGTCTCCGCAGTGTACACGTCCTTGTACTTGCCGTTTACGAGGTCAAGGAACTCCTTTTTCAGGTCTTCCCCGCCTTTTTCCGCAGCCCCGGCGTCGTGCTGCTGCATCTTCACGCCCTCGCCTTTCGGCTCGCCAGAAGAGGCTCCCGTATCATCAGGTGTCTCCTGCTTGCCGAACACGACGTTGGCGTATTCGCCCGTTTTGCCCTTCCGGGTGGGAGAAGAGCTTGCCTGTGTGGTATCGCCCTGTGCGCTTGCGCCTCCCTCAGCGCCGCCCGATGCACCGGCAGCGGCTCCCGCAGCGGCAGCGCCGCCGTCAAAGAGGCTCAGGATCACGCGAAGCGTGGTTTTGAGGTTCATGGTATCCCTCCTGCTTGTCAAATCGCGGATATTCGGCCCTCCGTGTAGGCCGTGCAGCGCTTCCCATTGCCCGCAGGGGAGGGGGAGAGCGGCGAAAAGATGAAGAAAAACGCCGCCCCTCCCTCGCGGGCGTATGAATAGGGGGAAGCCACTCGCACGCCTAAAGCGTAACATGCGGCTTCCTCCATCTCACCACGGGTGAGCAAAATTTTTTAATTTTCTGCGAAACTGACCATAATGGCATCCGGCCTCATGTCCTCAAGCTGCTTGAGCCCGATGCAGGCCGCAATAAATGCCGCCTCGATGCGCTCATCGCCGCCGCAGTGGATGAGGAAGCGCGGCGCACCCTCGTCTATCTCAAAGCCATAGACCTCGCACTCTCCATCGGCTTCCATGTTCTTTACATAGCCACCGAAAGCGTACATCACGCCAGTGATGTAGTTGCAGCATTTCTCGTCCGCCGAATGGCCTTCGCACAGGATCATGTAGCGACCGATCTCGTGCTCGATGTGAACCATCGTCATGCGCTTACACCCCCGGCATCGCCGCACTGCTGCCCGTGTCCATGTTCGGCTTAGACTGTTCGGCAAGCTTCTGCATGTACGGCGTCTGCGCGCTCTGCGCGTCGGCGTTCTTGCTCTCAATTCCGCCGCTGCCGCTCTTACGTGTCGAGCCACCGCTCTGCGTGCCGCCCGCCATTCCGATGCCCATGTCCTGTCCCGTAAGCTGCTGGATGACCGCGAGCGCCTTTTGCAGTTGATCGCTCTGCTGCTGCACGACGTTGTAGAGCGTCGCGCCCTCGTTGACCTGGCTTTTGATCTTGTCGATTCCTTCGAAGTCCATCATGTCGAGCGCAATCATGCTTTCCTGCGCCCTGTCTGGGGAGAAGAATCCCAGCGAATACAGCTCTTTCGCCCGCTCGTTCTGTTCTGCGCGGGAGAATGGATTCTTCTTCTGCGCCTTGATCTTGATGTCAAAGACCGGTCTGCGGAACAGGTCATTGCCGAGGCTGTCCACGCCCGTCACCTGATCGCCAAGCTCGTTCACGCCGATCTGCGCATACTCGTAGGGCATTTCATTCGTGATGCGGAAAGTGCGCGCTGCGTCGTAGAACTGCCGCATGCGCTCGATGCACAGCTTCACGATTTTCGCCTGCGCGCGGTAGCACGCCGAAATCATATCGCGGCTCGCCTTGTTGCCCGCCTCCTGCAGTGCAGAAATAGCCGCCGCAGCCGTTGCACCGCTGGATGTGCCGCCATTGGACACGTCGCGGTTTGAGCTCGTTTCCTTCATCTCGTCGATCTTCATCTGTACGATATTCGCGTAGATGGAATCGAGCGGGCGCGTCGTTACCTCGCGGAGCCTGCTCTCGTCGATCTGTCCGGACACGTGGATGATCGGCTTGCGCCAGTCAAGGAACTCTTCTTCGTTGATGTTCAGGCTTTCGCTCGCGAAATACCGGCGCTTGCTGCCCATCATTGAAGTTTCGAGGATGTTGCCCCACAGCTTGTCGATGTAGAGCTGCGGATCCTTTGCAATGGCTGTATATCCAAATCCCGCAGGTGTGCCCTTTTCGGGGAACAACACGTCGAACACGAACGGATATTCGCCGTCTTCGTAGAAGCCACTCTCCGCATATTCGGGGTCATTTTCGCTGGCGTAGATGATATGCTCCTCGTCGATGAACTTTGCGTAGTGCAGCACCGTTCGCCCGTCTGCGGTCTTCTTGCGGTAATACCAGTCGATCACGGCGACTTTGTTGCTTGTGTCCACCGTATCGTCGTACTCGTATTTCGCCGTTTCAATGCTGCTGCCGCTGAGCTTATTCGCAAACTGCGGGTATTCGTCCTCGATGATGTCGCGGTCGACGAGCGCCACCGTAAACACGTTGCGGCTCTTCTGGATATCCTCAACCCCTGGCTCCCAGAAGATATTCAGCGGGTCAATGCCCTCGATAGCGATGTCGCCGAGCCCATTGTCTTTCTCCTTGTCCCAGAACACACCGTAGATCGCCACACCGTGTTTGAGCTTTTCCCACCACTCGAAGCTGTATGTGCTGTCAAATTCGTTGTATTCCATGATGACCGGCAGCACAGACGAGAGCGTCTGCGCGCTTTCCTCGTCGCTCTTCTCGCGAGGCAGGCATACGGGCTCGGGGTAGTTGTCCATCGCGTCGGCGTGCTTATTCATGATCGAGTTAAACAACCACGCACTCGCAGGCTCGGGCGATTCCCCCGCGTCTTTCGTCCCGTGGCGGATATCCTCCCAATGCCGCAGCTTCCACCAGCGCTCCTCGCTGATGATGCGATTCTCGAAGTTGCTCTTGCCCTGCTTGTACTTTTGCAGCGTTTCTACGGCGTCGCCGATCTCCTTGCTGCCAATGGCTGCGCCGCTGTTCATCGCCGCGTCGCTGTCGCGGAATGCGCCTACAAGCGGCGCTTCCGCCTTTGCATCCAACATCGCAGCAGCGCCAGCCGCGTCGGCCTGCTGCTGCGTCTGCGGGAATTTTCTCGTTCCTGCCATGTCTTCCCCTCCTGTCAGTTGTGTTGGAACCACGCATATCTGTCGTAGCTCGGCGTATTGATGTCCAGCGGGTCGTACGAGACCAGCTTCGGCGGCTTATTTACCCGCGCCGCAATGGGATTCTCCATGCACACATAGCGTGTCATGTCGTAGATATGATCCTCCTGCTCGGTGTTCACGTCCTCAACGTCTTTTTCGTCGTAAACGAGGTTTGGCACCGTGCGAATGAAATTTTTGCACGTATCGAAGATATACAGCATCGGCACACCGTTCTCATCGAACGCGAATCGGTTGTGCAGCTGCATCTTGCCGTCGATGCGGGCGTTATCCCCCTTCTCGAAGTATACGCGCTCGCGCTCAAAGAGCGAGCCGATGCTCTCTGTGCCCTGCGTCCCCCAAATGGCGGGGTCGCCCACACGGAAGATGTGCCGCCCCTTGAGGTTCGGGTCTTCCGCCTCAATGCGTTTCATCTCGCGGGCAACCGCCGTCGGTTCCATCTTCACGCCCTCGTTCGGTGTGCCCGTGCAGCCGTAATATTCCCTGATGTGGTAGAGCCGCCTATCATGGTCGACCGCAAACCAGCCGATGGCAAACGGCCTTGAATAGCCCCAGTCCATCGCGCACCAAATCGGCCACTCCTTCGGCACATGAAACGGCGCAATGACGTGCGTATGGATGCGGTCGCGGTAGTGTTCGCTGTCATTGCGCCACTCGGTAAACACCTGCCCGGAGAACGTGTCCCAGTCACCGTAGAGCAGTGCGTTCTTTTCTGCCTCCGGCATCGACGCCAGGCGCGTCAAATAGCTGTCGTCGTTCTTAAGCAATATCTTGTTGTCGAATACCGTGCTCGGCACAAAGATGCGGCTCTTCTGCCGATGCTCTTCGTGCCCATCTGGAAAGCGCACGACGGCATCCTCACGGATAGTTCTCATCGGCGGCGCTGCTGTTATGAAACGTTCCTTGACCCATCCGTGCCCCACACCGCCTGGGTTCGCCGTGCTGCGGATATATACACGCGTCCCCGGCCCGTTCGGTCGGTTGCGGGAAAAGAGGTAGCTGTATTCCTCCCACGTAAAGTGGGTCAGCTCGTCAAATGCGATAAAGTCATACGCTTGGCCCTGATACTTGATCTTGTCCTTTGCGTACTGCATCGAGCCGAAGAGTATTTTCGCCCCGCTCGGGAATGTCCACGTGTGGCTGCTGCCGTTGTAGCGTGCGCCCGGATAGATACGCGGGTAGTAGTTCAGCGTCTTGTCAATGAGCTCGGCAAGCTGCGGGAAGGTCTTTCGCAGGATGATCGCCTTGTAATACGGGATATTCACCTGCCGCAATGCCTCGATGACCAACGCGTCGGATTTTCCCCCGCCTAACCGGCTGCGCCGCCGTATAGAGCCTCGTCCTCCCAGCGGCTCATAAAGAGCGCCTGCTTGGGCTGCGGCTTCCATACCACGCTACGCTTCGCCATTCGCATCACCTCCCGCGTCCTGCGGAACAGGCATTACCGCGGGCAGCTCTGCCACACCGCACGCGCTCTCTCCGCTGTCGTCCTTCTTCTCGTCATTTATCCAGCGGAAATTGTATCTCAGGCTGAATTCCGCACCACGCTGACCGTCTCGGTCGAAGAGCCGTTCCTCTGCGTAAGCCTCGATGCGGGCCTTCGCGCGCGTAACCGTGTCAACGAATTCTTTCTTTGCCTGATAGTTCAGCAGCGCTTGACGGCTTGTAAATCCAAGCGCGAGCGCCAGCCCCGTCACCGTCGGTGGGCGCTGATGAATGATAAACGGCTGCCCGAATTTGTCGAGAATCGGCATCCCGTCGTCCCCTATGATCGGCTCGCCCTTGCAATCCTCAAAGTATCGGTCAATGACGGCCTGCATTTCTTCGACCGTCGCATATTTGGGAGGATGCCCAGTTTTCGCCATGCCGCCACCGCCTTTCTTTTTTATGCTGCAAGCCCCCCGTCCTCGGCCTTATCGCGCAGCATTCTTATCCCCGCTCGGGGAACCGAGCTTCCTATTTCCGACGGTAACACGCCATCTTTTATTTCTCACCACGGGTGCAGAAACTTTCTCTTTCCTTTCTGCGCTCTCCCCTGTATAGTTACATACATACAACATAGATACATTCTGCATATAGCACCCTCTCCCGAAAGAAAAGAAATATAAAAGAAAAGAAAGGGGTTCTCCCTCACGGCAAAAAGAGAAGCAGGGCTTTCGCCCCGCCTCTTCTTATGCCATTTTGAGCTTTCTCTTCACCCACGCCCACAGGTTGCGCCACGGGTGGGATTCTGCGTAATTGGCGCGCCCAAGCTCAAAAGCGGCTCTATGCGTCATTTTAGTTACGTCATTCCGCAGCGCGTTCTTTTCAGCGAACGTTCGCGCAAGTCTCCAAACCCATACTCGTCTTGCCATCCTAACTCAGAAGACGCTTTCTGACAGCTCTCGCACAGATAGCACGTCCACGGCGTCCCATCGAAAACGCAACTGCGCTCCATTATAGCCCCTTGCTCGAATTTGCGCCCGCAACCGAAGCACACATGAGCCGCCCGCGTTTTAACAACCTTTCGCCCAACAACGTCCATGCGTTATCCCTCCTTCGGCTCGCCGTAGCTGCAAAAATCGTTCTCACCAACATTGCGCCTGTTGCATGGCGAATGTCTGTTGTGACACGTCAGCGTCCCCGGCTTCCCGTATCGCTGGGTAAGCTCGGACGGCAATGTGCTGTGCTTGCAGTCCTTGCACCGCGTCACGACCACGGCGTCTACAATAGGGATGGCCCTAATATCTGCTGCTGTAGCGTAAAGCTCCCAATTTTCATCTGGTCGCCAATGAATAGCATCCCTGTCAATCAGTCGCATCGCTGTCACCTCCGTCCATCTTCGCGGAGTTCTCCACAAAGTTACAAACTCTGGCAGCGCAGGAGAGGCACAGTTGTTTCTCTGCAGAAAATGGTGTCTTAAAATTTACAACGCCGTAGTGATTGAAATCCAGATTCACGCCGTCAACCTCGTAGTCAATCTCGCGCCCACACATATCACAGAACACTTTAACCATCAACTATTTCCTCCGTCCATCTTCGCGCCGCAATGCGGGCAAAAATCCGACTTCGCAGCATTGTCAATTTCGCAAAAGGTTTTAATTCAGCCATCTTTCATCACCTCCACATAGCACCAGCTCTGCGGCGCGCGCTTATCGCAATCGCAACATTCTCCGCCCCCGAAGACGCTTGGCTCGCGTCTGCAAAGCCTTTCCGCCCAAAACTCAACAAGCACTTCGGCGCGTCGTAGATGCGCAAATCGGTAATGTGCCAGCCGTAGCCCGTTTGCGCGTGCAGATAGTCGTGCATGTCTTTGAGGGTAAGGCAGGACTGTTGAGCTACTTCGCACGCCGTCAGCCAGTCTTCACCCTTGACGTAGTAGCTGCCGCCGCGCGCTTTGGTCTCAAGCTCGTAAATACGGTCGCAGGTAAATTCGCCGATAATCTTGCCCTTGCGGTCTGCCCACTTGCCGCGGTTCCACTTGGCAACATCACCCCCGAGGTCAACTCGAAAAAACTCGTTACAGCCTTGCAGCGTGCAGTAGATGTAGCATTTGAACGGCGTGTCCAGCTTCGGTCTGGTTTTTCGCACCTCAATCGTCTTTTCACCGTTGGCAATCTTCTCCGCCCACTTGGGGCGGATGCTCAGCATAACAGCCTTACTCATTTGCGTCATCGGCCACGCCGCGATCTGCTCTTGCAGCTTTTTCAATGCCTCACCAGAAACCATCACTCCACCTCCTGCATCTTACTAATCACTTTTCGGATCACATCGCCGCCATAAGCGTCTTTCGTCAACTCCAAGAACTCCGTAAGCGTCATCATGCCGTGCTCGAGGTCGACGCCGTGGTCATGGGCAAACTGCTTTCGCCCCATGTCGCATGAACCGGTCAAGCGGTGGTGCCAGTCGTAAAAGTACTGCGTCGGATACGTTTTCTCGCGGTCTGTCTCACTCAAGAACATCTCAATGCGATCATCTTCCGGCATATCCTCAAAAAGCTTATCGCGCAAGTCCTCCATTGCTTCTCGCAGCGTTTCGCCGTGCGCAAAAAACCCGTCCTGCTTGACGATGTAGCACGGTGTGAGCGTCAAGTCATCGTTCACAATTGCCCCGTGCGCAGTGTTGCCGCGCACGGAATGAATCAGCGTGTTTACGCCGTCAATTCGATAGACCGGTTCCCCATTGAAACTTTTAATGCCGTCGCCGTAGCCGTAGCCGTAGCCGTCGCCGTAGCCGGAGCCGTAGCCGTCGCCGTAGCCGTAGCCGTCGCCGTCGCCGTAGCCG